TGGGCACTGCAATCATTGACGGCATCAAAAACGGTGTGTCCAACGCAATGAGCGGATTGCGCGACATGGTGCGCAACGCCGCAAACGATGCTTTGAACGCTGCCAAGGCTGCACTTGGCGTGCATTCTCCGTCGACGGAGTTCGAGATTGTCGGACGCGCCATCGGTGATGGCATGACGCTTGGTGTTGACCGATCGCGACCGGCAGTCAGCAACGCAGTTGCCAATCTTGTGGACGTGCCTCGAATAGCAACAGCCCGCAATGGCGGACCCATTGCCGCATCGAGTGGAATGCCTGGAGCGGGTGCAGCCGCATCCGATGACGGGCGACCAGTCATCATCCAACTTGACGGACAGGTGATCGCACGCACCACGTGGTCGTACCTCAAGCGCCAGAACCTCGTCGGCTCGAACCTTGGGTTCGCTTGATGGTCACCGCAACGTACACCGTGGAACTCGCGACCGCGGACGGGGCAAACCCGTCAACGTTCACGGACATCACGTCGTACGTGCAGTCGGTTGCGATCACGCGTGGGCGCGATGATGTGCTCTCGCAGGTGCAGACCGGGACCGCGCGGGTCACGCTGATCAACGAGGACGGGCGGTTCTCGCCGGGGTACACCGCGTCACCGTTGTACGGCAACGTGGCTACAATGCGGGCGGTGCGAATCAGGGGCGCGTACGCGGCGGTAACGTACGACCTCTACTACGGGTACATCCAATCAATCACGCCGGTGCCGACGCCGAACGTCCGGACGTGCACGCTCGACCTCGCCGACGGCTTCGCCTGGCTCGACCTTGCGGTGACGACGCCGACGTACACGAGTGCCGCGACCGGGACGGCCATCGGTGTCGCGCTCGATAGTGCATCGTGGCCTGCCGGATTGCGCGACCTTGCGACAGGTCAATCCACGATCACGCCGTCGTACACCGACCAATCGGTGCTGTCGCAGATCCAAGGCATCGGGATCGACAACGAGGCAGGGTTGGTTTACATGTCTGGCGCGGGCAAGGTCGTCTTTGAGGACCGGCACACGCGCCTGAAAACGCCGTACACCATCAGCCAGGGGACGTTCACCGACACGGACGCACTCGTGGACGTCGCGGCCGAGCGGCCGGTGCGGGACATCGCCAACGAGGTAAAGGTCACGCACGCGACCGGCAGCGTCACCGCAACGGACGCCACATCGCAGGCCGCGAAAGGTCCGAGGCGGCTCGCGATCAACGCCGGGTTCCTGGACGCATCGACGGCTGCGGATCGCGCATCGTGGACGCTCTCAACCAAAAAGGATGAACAGGACAGGCCGGTCATCGGCATCGTCGGCAATGCGTCAGCGACGCTGATGACGCAGGTGCTGGCGCGTGACCTGTCCGACCGCGTCACCATCACGGATGCCGGGGCAAAGACTGGCATCAACGCAGCATTCCACATCGAGCGCATCGAACATTCGATATCGAACGGTGGCACACTCCATACCGTCCGGTGGCAATTGTCACCGGCTGACGGTGCCGGGTTCTGGGCGCTTGACGTGTCCGCGCTCGACACCTCCACGCGGCTTGCGTATTAGGGGATAATGGATCATGGCATGGGCAACACCGACGACGCGAAGCACTGGCTACGTCGTCACCGCAAGCAACTGGAACGAGGTCGTCAACGACCTGCGATACCTCAAGGGGCTTGACGGTGCCGTCGCAATCGAAAACGCAATCACGCTGACGCAGGTCGCGTCACCAGGCGCATCGGCAGCGGGCACCGTGACACTGTACGCAAAAACCGACGGAAGCGTGGTCAAAGTCGATTCCACGGGATCGGAGTCTGCGCTCGGCGGTGGGTACAGCCGACTATTCATGCTGATGGGAGGCTGACATGGCCGAATTACCGAAGCGCCTGGGGACGACCACGGCGACAAGCGCAACCAACGTGTGTGACAACGGCGCGACAGCGTCAACGTATACCGTCGTGTCGTCAATCGTGATTGCGAACACGTCGAGTACGTCATATACGTACAACGTCAGCACGTCAGCGACGACGGGCACGCACGGGGCGTACATCGCGTCCGGGGCCACGATTGCCGGAAACGACAGCGTCATCCTCGTCGCCGGGGTGTGCCTCGATCCGACCAACCGGTACCTCGTGGCGCACGCTAGCAATGCAGCCGTCCACATCACGGCGTACGGGGTGACCGGACCGTGAGTGTAACGACGGCAAGTGCATCCAGAATTGATGGCACGAAAACACGCAATCTATCACGGGCAACGCTGTCCGGCGGGCAGGTGGGCCAGACGATCACGGCAGGTTGGTCAACGAACGGCGGCACAAATTACTCCGTGACGGGTCCGGGCATTGTCGTGGCGACGTTTGGCGTCACCACACTGACGCTTGATGGTGTTTCCAAAGTGACAACGGATGCCAATGGATTGGTATACATGCCGTTTGCATCAACAGCGGTCATTACCGGCACCGCGCACGGCATCTACACCTCACGGTATGCAAGCAGTATCGCAATACCGACAAGCGCAGTGAAAACATCGACAGCGGTAACTCACACATATGGCGGAAGTAACGCATCGAATAGTTATTCGGTCACGACATCGTCCGGTTTCCTATGGGCAGTGGTGGTAACCGGATCAATTAGCGGGGGCACCGACGCATATGGAAACTTGAATTGGTCTGTGCGTCACAACGGCACAAGCACCGGAGGATCGGACCGGAGTCTCTACGGGTCAAGCGCGTATCGCTCACAAGGGTCTGGAGGAGGTCAAGGAATAGGCGGTCATTGGGAAGGGATGATGTTTCCGTTTGACGGCACCTTGAAGTTGGTGTCGTCGTGGGATACCCAGCAAAATGCGAGTGCCTCGATCACCCTGACCGCCATATGGTCAGCAACCCTGCCAGCAACATGAGAACCGGCAAAGTATGGACAGCACCGCCGGTGGAACCAATGCCATGATCCGCATCTGCATCGGCGCGATCCTGATGTGGGTCGTGATCGCGATGATCGGTCAGACCATAGAGGCAGGCCGTGGCAACCATCGCTGAAACGTGGATCAAGGCGGGTGGGTCGATTGACGGGCTGCACGAGTTGATGGTGATCGCACGACGGAACTGTCCGAATGGTCGCGCGTTCGCCACATCCACGATGGCGGTGCAATCGTGCGGATGCCCGGTGCACGCGTACGTGCGGTCGGAACCCGGCCTGTACCGGCTGGCGCACACCGAGCGCAACCGTGACGCGTACGTGTCCGCGGAGTGGGACCTGTGGTCCAAGGAGGATGAACGTGTTTCCCCAGATTGACGCGACCGAGCACAATCCGACGATGGGCGGATGGGGGTATCTCGACGACAACGGTACGTGCTTCCACCCAGGCATCGATTTCAACAGCGGCGGCGGTGGGAATGCCGACTGCGGTGCGCCCGTGGTTGCGATCACGGCACAGACGCTCGTGGCGCACGTCATCGATATCACGGGGTTCGGGTTGCACCAGTGGTGGCGACTCGATGACGGGCCGTACGCGGGATGCTACGCGCACTACTGCCACCTGAGTGACGCGTTGTTCAGCGACATCGGCACGACGGCGACGCGTGGTCAGGCGATCGGAGCCGTGGGCCGGTCCGGCGGGTGGGAGTTCTGCCACCTGCATTTCGAGGTGTCCCGCGAGCAACCGCCACACTGGCGATACTGGCCGAAGGGTCAGGCGCGCGAGGCTGTGGCAGCGCAATACCACGACCCGATAGTTGTCGCGCACGCGTACGATGCGTGGGCGGAGAGACACCAGGAGGACGATGTGACACCGGAACTGAAAGCAATCGCAGACGTGTTGACCGAGACCGGCTATCCGGCGAGCGAGGTGCCGGACCTGATCCGCGCTGTCAAGGCGTGGTCGGCGAACAGCGCCAGCCTCGGGGCGTGGATCGAGGAGATCGGCGCACTGAAGGCGCGGGTGGCCGAACTCGAAGCCGCAGCCACGCCGGCCGAGGCACCGAGTGGCGACGCCTGACGTGCCGTCGTTCACGTTCCGCGAGGCGGTCGGCGGCGTCATCGCGCTGCTTGTGATCGGTGCGATCTGTTGGAGCGCGCTGTGGGATCAGTCTCAGAGCAGCCAGACCGCGCTCGTCGGTGCCGCCGGTGCGGTAACGGGCTGGTTGTTCCGTGGCAGCGGACAGGCGACGAACGGGAACGGGTACACCAACGGGTCAGCCGGGTCCGGCGGTGGCGCAGCGACGCCGGGTGCGTGATAGACTAGGCGGAACCGGGGAAACCTGGGAGGTGTCGCGACCCTGTTTGGTGCGACGCCACTGCGTTTGGGTCAACCACAATCGCGCAAACGCAAAACCGAATGCCCGTCCCACACGGCAACCCAACCCGTGGGACGGGCATCGGTGTACTTGGAGCCTGTCGATGGTGCAATCTGCGCTGTGGGTCGCATTCCGTGGCGTGCTCGCGTGCGTCAGCACCTTTCGCCGTCGTTGGCGACGGGTCATTGCAGCCACGACGATGGGAATCGCGATTGTCCGCGCGACGATCTGGGTCGCGAAGGCGGTTGCAAGCGCCGGGACCGTGGACACCGCGCTGAACCTGATCGGCCTTGGCGAGTACGTGCGTCCGTTCGAGGATGCGGTTGATGGTGTCATTGCCACCGTGGTGAGTGTGATCGTGACTGTCACGCCGACTGGGTAACCGGCGTGCTCCCCCCCAGCGCGTCGGTTACGCGCGTCCCCCGCCTGGTGCCCGTCGGTGCGAAACACCGGCGGGCACCGCTCGTTTACAAGGTGGCGGTTTCTCCTGCCGCCGGTTCCCCTTCCAGTCCGTTCCAGTCCGGTCGCCCGCCCATTCGCGTCCCTTCCGCGGGTGGGCGGGTTTTTGTTTGTCCCAACGGTTGACGTGGTTATAACCACGTGGTAGGATGACGGCGGAAAGGGGATCAACGTGGACACACCACAGATCACGAGACGTGCGAAACTCGCACCGCGCATGGACCCGACGCGGTACACGCATTCATACCGCGTCGAGGCGGTACCGCAGTACCGCGGGTTCACCGTCAACAAGGGTCGGCGCGAGGTGCACTACCTCGGGCTGATCCTGTGGGACCAGGAGGATCGTGAGCAGCGGAACAGCGAATGCAGGCAGGTCGCGAGCCTCACCGAAAGCGACGGGGTGTACACGATCAGCGTCGTGGGTCCGCTCACGGTGCGTGATTGGTCAGCCGCGAAACTCGCCAAGGCGCGCGCGTTCAACGGCGAGTGGCGGGACGTGTGGAGCGGAGATGCGATCCTCGGCGTGACGCTGATGGAGGCGGTGACGCGGCTTCGTGCGTTGCGCGACGCGATGCAGGAGGATGCGGACGCGTACAGGAGGGGACAGTGACGATCCAATGGACGGTGCGCCGGTTCGGGGCGCTTGCCCTGTATGTAGCGTGTGCGCCCGTGGCCAACTGGATGATGGCCACGGTTGGCATTGATACGGGCAACGGGCCGCGCGTGCTACCGGTCGGTTGGGGATTGGTTGCGCCGTCCGGGGTTGTGATCATTGGACTTGCGCTCGGCTTGCGCGACATCGTGCAGGATGCGTTTGGCGGCCGCGTCGTGGCGGTGGCGATGGCTGTCGGTACCGTCGTCTCCGGGTTGGTTGCGGCCCCAACGGTTGCGATAGCATCCGCCACGGGATACGCGCTTGGGGAGATCGCGGACTATGCGGTATACGCGCCATTGCGCCGTCGCCAGCAGCGGATCGCGGGCATCGTGGCTTCTGGCGTCGTGGGCGCAATCGTCGATAGTGCCGTGTTCCTCTGGATCGCCTTTGGGAGCATGGAGTATGTGGCTGGTCAGGTAATCGGGAAGATCGAGATGACCGTTGCCGTTGCAGTGGTCGCATGGGGGTGGACGCGTGCTGTATCTGTCCGGCGCGATAAGCAGGCAGATTGATCGCCACGCGCATCCGCGCGTCGGGTTTCTGATCACGCCGTACGGAGGCAATGTGGCTCCAAAGACGCGTCCGTGGGCTGCCGACAACGGGTGCTACACGCGTGGATATCCGGATACCGACAGTACCCGATGGCGCAGGTTCGTGTCGCGTGTGCGTGCGGGACGCGGGTGCCTTTTCGTGCCTGCGCCGGACGTGGTCGCCGACTGGACCGCGACACTCGACCTGTGGCGAAACGGTGGCGAGAGGCTGGCGCGAACGTTTGAGGTGCCAGTGGCAATCGTCTTGCAGGATGGCGCGCGGTTGGAGACCATCCCCTGGGATGCCATCGATGCGGTGTTTATCGGCGGTTCGACGCACTGGAAACTGAGCGCGGGGCCGCTGATCCGCGAGGCGGTGCGACGGAACAAACACGCGCACGTGGGTCGCGTGAATACGTGGGGGCGGCTTGCGTGGGCGCGTGCATGCGGGGCGCACAGCGTCGACGGTACCCACCTTGCACACGATCCCGGTCTCCTGCCACGGCTGAATTCGTGGATGTGTCGACTTGATCAGCAATTGGGATTGGAGTTGTGAAATGAGTCAATGGACAGTGCGCCGGTTCGGGGCGCACCCGGCAAACCAGGTTGTGAGGGAGCACATGTTGGGTCTCGTCGAGGCTGACGACGTCGAGGCGGCGGAACGCGCGATCCTCGAAGCGCCCGGGGTGACGCTGTATCCGGGGCAGACGCTGTATTTCCAACGCATCGACCCAACGCGCAAGGCGCCGAGGCGGCTCGAACGCGCGCTGAATGCAAACCGTCTGCGCGAGACGTTTCAGGACGGCTACGACGCGTGGATCGTGTCGCGGGGACATTCGCGGTTCTGGTCACGCGACGTGGCGGAATTTGTGCGCGAGCGTCGCGAGGCTGCAGCCGCTGCGAGGCAACGACGGGCCGACAACGATACGTGGTTGCACGGACACACCGCGTGGCTGCTCAGGCAGCGGGACACGGGGAAACTGATCTACGTGGTCGCCAGCGGCGTGTGGCAGACCCTGACGGACGACGGGCACGATTTTGCGCGCTGGCTGTGCGGACCGTACCGCAACGGTCAACGTCCGGACCTGAAGTGCCGTATGCCTGATGCGCACGGGGCAGGCTGGGCACCACTCCGTGACCGGTCGTACGACGCGGTGGCGATTGCCAGGCGCGTCGGTGAGGATCGCGTCAAGGTGATCGTGCTCGGGCGCGGGGAGCGGTGGTACGACAACGACGCGCAACCCGCGTCCGAGGTTGTCAAGCGCCCGATCTTCGATTCGCTCGGTCGCCAGATTGCCAACGGGCGGATGTATTAGACGAGTTTCGGAAATTGCCCGGAATTTCCTCCAAAACCCCTTGACATGGCTATATCCATCTGCCACAATAAGGGTGTCGGCGGGAGACGCGGACACACTACCGGCCAAGGAGGCCTTCCATGACCACCACCACCACCACCACCACCACCACGACCGACGGCGTGGCCGTTCTGGCGCAGGCCAGGCGCGCCATGCAGTTGGCGTGGGCGGCCGTGGAATCCTCCACGACGCTTGAGGCGAACAACGCCGCGTTCGCGCGGTATTGGGAGGCGCAGGCGTTCTACGTGCGCGCCGTCAAGTTGTTCCCAGACGCTTGGGGCCGCTAAGCACACACGGGCCGGGGAAACCCGGCCACACATTCGGAAAGGGGGGAACAGTGGAGATCGAGATCACGTACACACCGGCGCTGATCGGCGTTGGTCCCGAGGTCGGCGATGATGTCAACGCATCCTGCGACGCATTCGAGGTGCAGGTGCATCGGGAAGTCACCGCGTCGTATCCGGACGCTGACGTGACGGTTACGCGCGATCACGGGCATTTGGCGGACCTGTCCGTCGTGACCCACGGCGTCGAGGATCGTCCAGGCGTGCTCACGGTGCGTCAGGCGGTCTGGTCGGACGTGTGGGACCTGATCAGTCCGTACGGGCGCTACCGTCGTCCGGTCCGCGGTGGCGTCGTCCAGCCGTCGGTCCCGGTAATTGCCAAGGCGGGAAGTGGGCGGGACGTGTACACGATCCTGGTGGACGATGCTGCTGGAGACACCGTCATCGAGGTCGATGCGGACGAGGTACTCGCCGTGATGCGGTCGGGATTCGGAGCAATGGCATGAACGGGGATCTGATGGACGTGATCACCGAGGTCAGCGTGACCGGTGCGGTGACGACTGACGGGCGGCTGCGGTTCCGCAGTCCCCTCGACGTGGAGGCGTGGGCGCACGACCACCTGGTCGCACGGCTCGCGTGGGAGTTCCTGATCGATGGGGCGGACAACGGGGTACCGCGGGACACGGACGAGGCGCTCGAACGGGTGCAAACGAGGTATATCCCGGAGGCGGTACGTCGGACGATGCGGGGCCGCCTGTCGGACGGGCTGTATTTGACGTGGGCGGTGTACGGACTGGACGACGGACGGCAGGTCGAGTTTCTGGAGCGTGCGTGGCACGAACTGCGACGGTTGGTCGCACGCGGTGACCGCTGATGCCGGACTTTGCGCGTGCCACGGTATGGCGTGGTCAGGCGGACGATGTGCGCGTCTCGGGCGAGACGTTACGGCAGGTCCGCCTGTCGCAGGGGCTGTCCATGGAGCGGCTGGCGCGTCGTGCCGACGTGTCGTATGCCACGATTGTCCGCGCCGAACGTGGGAGGGACAACCGCGAGGCGGCGCTGAGAAGGGAGACGGTAGAACGGATTGCTGGGGCGCTCGGGGTGGTCCCGGCGCTCCTGATCAGGCGAAATGGAAAGGGGAAACACAGTGGGCGGGATCATGCAAATCAGGGGAAGGCCGTACGCGACGGTGGCGCACCGGGCGGCCCAGGCGCACGGGGAGTGGATCCGGCCGTCGGGGATCGCGTCGACGGTCACGCGGTTCGTGACGCTGGCTGACTACCAGATCGTCGTGGTGACGGTGCAGTTCACGGACGGACGGACGTTCGAGGGCAGCAGCGAAGTTACCCGCGGGTCCGGCGGTGGTGCGCAGGCGACGTCGCCGGTGGAGACGGCGGAGACGTCGGCGTACGGCAGGGCGCTTGCGATGGCGGGCTATTACGGGTCCGGCGACGGACTGGCGGGATACGAGGAGGTGACGGGCAGCGAGGCACGCGCGACGGTGCGTGCGGTGCAGCCGCGAACGGTGACGACGGGTGTGAACGGTGCGGTGACGACCGCGAATGATGAGTTTTGAGGATATGACGAGCATGGCATTTCAGAGACCACGACGGACGGCGGTATCCAGTTTCCAGCGCAGCGCGAACACCGGCGAGAAGGTCGACTACGAGATCGAGCGCCTGTGCGGGCACGTCGAGGTGATCCAGATTTTTGCGGGCTCGAACCCGGACACGAGCCGCTGGGTGCAGGCACAGCGCGACAAGGATTGCCGTGAGTGCTATCAGGCGAAGATGGTCGAGGCGGATCAGGCGAGCGTTGACGCCGGGAAGCGCGTCGCATTGGAGGGCGGACCGAAGCAGGTGCCGTGGGCGCAGTCGGTGCGCCAGGGACGGGCGAACGAGATGCGGACGTGGCTCGAAAGCGTCACGGCTGTCGGTGCGGGAGCCGTCAAGGCAGGGCGGTTGTCCAAGGCGGACTATGATGCGGGGATCGCGGACGTCCGGGCGGGGTTCACCGACCTGATGATGGGCGTCGAGTTCTCGGAGGACGACTACGATCACAGTGGCTACGCGAAGTGGTGGATCGACACGCGCAAGGATGCGCTCGATGCGATCATCGCGCGGCTGTTGCCGGACCGGGACATCCTCGGGACGGGCGTGTTCACCCGCCTGTCCGCGGACGGGTGGACACCGGCGGAGGATGCGACGCTGCTCCCCGTCGAGGTTGAACCCGAACCCGAGCCGGTGCAGCGGACCGCGACGCCGTTGCCTGGCACCGCACCCGAGCCGTTCAACCCGCATGCTCGCGGGCGTGGGCGCGGACCGGTGAAGGTGGTGTCCGGTCCGGCGGCTGGGATGTGGCAGCGCGAGGCGGACGAGTTGGATCTGGACGACGCGCCGTTCTGAGCGCAGCGTGATCCGGGGCGCGGTACGGCGGGTTGGTGTAAGCCAACCCGCCGTACTGTCTGAACATGCAGGTAATGAGGGGAAACGACGATGGTAGCCGAGCGGTCACTGGTGGCGCTGCCGACCTATTACAGCGGGGTTCGCTTCAAGAGTTCGCTGGAAGCACGATGGGCAATGTATTTTGACTTGATCGACATTGAATGGTTTTATGAGGATGAGGCATACAGGTTGCCATCAGGACCGTACCTGCCGGACTTCTGGTTGCCAGTAGCAGGCATTCACGCAGAGGTGAAGCCTGAAACCGGATTTTCATTGACGGAACTAGTTAAGTGCAAAGAACTTGGCACTCAGACTGACACTTCAGTGCTCTTACTAGACGGTCCGCCGCGTCCAACGGTGTTCTATCTACTCCTTGCTCATCCCTTTGACTTAAAGCGTTCGATACACGTCCATGTGCCTGGAAAGGCTGATCCTATGGAATACGTGTTCACGCGTTTTGGTGATGCGCAAGGAGGATATTTTGAGTGTTGTGACCTTTCGACCGGAGAACGTCATCCCTATACAAGCGGAGGCGAATTGATACGAGTACATATAGAGAAGAGGCGATTACAGGAAGGTACAGGATGGTGGACAGAGAATTGGCATCCGAAAATTCCCTATGGGAATAAGTGGACTGAGTTTCGCCGGTTGGACAGAGACCATTGGAATGAGACTTTCGAAGATTGGGAATACAAGGCCGTGCGCACGGCACGACGCACGCGAACTGGAGAGTTGGTGCGAGCATGACGGCGGTGGTATTCTGATCAACCCAACGATGGGCGGGACTGTTCCCGCCCATCATCATTGAACGGAGGGCACGGATGACATTCCGAACCTACAAAGAGATCGAGGGCGGTGGCCTGTCCCGGCCACAGGAGTGGGCGGGCATCATGTGGCAAAGCACGGCGGAGGCACGGTGGGTGCGCCTGCTTGCGGACCTCGGACAGACAGTCGAGGCACCACGCGCAATCACGCTCGCCGAACCAGTCGTCCAGCATGGCGGGTACGTTCGCCGGTGGTACAAGCCTGACGCGTGGTTGCCTGACCTTGGCTGGCACGTGGAGGTCAAGCCCGACAGGATCACGGACGAGGAAGCGACGATCATCGCATCGGCGCTTGAGACCTCGACGCACCCAGTGTTGCTGCTTGACAAGGCGAAGCCTGCGCAACGGTGCTACACGCTCGTCCATGGCTATCACGAGGATGACATGTCGATGATCGACGGCGTCGACCATCAGTTGCGTTCATACGTCGACGTTCGCGATGGGCGGACGTGCGGGTTGGCGTGCACGTTCCGGTACCTGTGGCTACCTGGGTTTCCGGCCATTCACGAGCCGCTTGTTGCATGCAAACCGGATCGCGAACCCGGAAAACTGGCTGATACTTGGACGCTTGAGGCTGGCACGGCTCGTCTGTTGCGGTATGGGATCGAGGCGCCAACTGACGACTGGTTCGAGGACATGGAACGCAAGTTCGTGCGTCCGTTCGGCGGTGACGCATGACGACGGGGCGCAACCTGCCGCCGATGCAATTGCCGGAGAACATCGCGCACCTCGGCGACATGCGCAACTGGATCGCATGGGAGCGTGTGCCGGTCCTGAACGATGATGGCACCGCCAAAATCAACGGCGATGGCACGCCGAAGATATCCAAGAAGCCACGCTTGGCGACGGGTCGTCATGACCGGTGCCATGGTGATTGCACGGGTGACGGTGGGGTAACTGGCACGAACCGCACGTACGTGAAGACGTGGCGCACGTATGCCGAGGTGCGCACCGCAATCGACCGGCGGCCCGGGCTTGCGGGAATGGGCTTCGTGTTTCCGCTGGAAGGTGGCATGGTCGGCGTCGATCTGGATCACGTGATCGATGCCGACGGTGTCATGAACCCCGAGGCTGACGCGATCATCGAGCAACTCGGGAGTTATGCCGAATGGTCGCCGTCAGGCACGGGAATCCACATCCTGTGCCTGGGGACGTTGCCGGACGGTGGGCGCAAGCGTGGCAACGTCGAGATGTACGCGACGGGGCGCTACTTCACGTTCACGGGCCGGGGCTATGGACGGTTCGGCGACCTGCCCATCCGTGACGCGACAGCGGAACTCGCAGTCATCCACGCGCGGGAGTTCGACGCGCCTGCGCCACAAGGGATGTTGCCGGACGTGGTGGCGGACGATGTCCGGCCGTTCGACGCCGAACCGATGACGGATGCGGACCTGATCCGCCACATGTTCGCTGCCAAGAACGGGGAGGGCATAGAGCGCCTGTGGCAGGGTGACAGTGGGGCGCACGCGGGCGACGCGTCAGCGGGCGACCTCGCGTTGTGCAATCACCTCGCGTTCTGGACGAATGCGGACCGCTTGCGCATGGACGCACTGTTCCGCGCAAGCCGACGGATGCGCGACAAATGGGACGAACGCCACCACGCTGATGGCAGGACGTACGGCGAAGGCACGATTGACAAGG